GTTGTAGTAGCTGAAATCACCGAAGGCGATGACAGGCTTACCGGCAGCGATGGTAGGAACGAAAGGAGAGGTCAACACATCGTAGCCGAACAGCTTACCCGGCTCACCGGCCTGATTGGAAGGCTGCCAGAGATACTGACCGTTTTCGTCCTTGAGCTTACGGATTGCGGCGATGGTCTGGTCGTTCATGATGAACTTGGCGCTCTTACGATAAGGACGCTTGAGTGCGTAAACCAGATTGATGATTTCGTCGGCAGTGATTTCCGTAGCGCTTGCTGCAGTCACACCGATTTCTGCGCCGCCGGTCTCAGCAAAGATGCCCAGAGGCTTGCCAACACCGTCACCGTTGAGGAAGGCATCCTCTTCGGCATTGGCCAGCGCCTTACCGAACTGCTTGATGATGTATCTCTCAAGCTGGAAGGCGTTGTCGTACAGAAGCTCCTCAGTGACCTTCACTGCAACATGTAGCTTGTGGGCATCGAGGTTAATCTGGCTGAAAGTAGCGTCACCAAAGGTAAGCTCTCCGCCTTCCTCAATCCACGCTGCCGCAGGCTTGGCACCGGCGATGTTAATCTTGTGCTGGCCGCTGGTAGTGATGACATTGGCGAGACCACGGAAGATGTTCTCCTCAGTCAACACATCAATGAGGCGAGAGTCGTACTCTTCAGGCACAAGGTAACCGCCGTTCTCGTCGATACCTTCGGAAAGGACGTCGGAGATAGTACGGAAGTTAGTACGCAGGGCCTTGAGCATGCCAGCCTTATACGCATCGGAAGCACGGCCAGTCTTAGCCTTACCGTCGCCGGTATCCTTGCCGCCGTTCATAGGCTTGTGAGTGATAGGAGTGTTGACAGGCTTATTGAGTTCGGCTTCCATAGCCTCCATTGCCTGCATACGCTCGATTTCAGAGGTGTAATTCTGCACCTTCTGTTCCATTTCGGCATAGGTCTTAGCATCCTCGTCGGAGAGCAGACCGTCCTTGTCACGCTTGGTCTCCACAAAGGCTTTTGCAGCCTCCCATGCCTTGTTACGCTTTTCTCTGAGTTCCAAAATAGTCATAATAAATTACCTCCAATTTTTGATAAGATTGAGCCTATCCATCAGGGAGTCGGCTTTGACTTTGGTTTCTGTCTGTGTGGGTTTGGCTCCGATTTTGCACTTGGCAGCGATTTTATCCATAAGAGAATTAACCACTGCTGTGCGGGAGAACATCATGCTGACCTGCGGCGCAGGTACGGCATCGGTGGCAGCAGAGCGCTGCATCAGCTCATCGGCGAAGCCAAGCTCGATGGCCTTGTTTGCGTCCATCCAAGTTTCCGCATCCATAAGATGGGAGAGCTTGGTACGGGACAGGCCGGTCTTGATTTCGTAAGCATTCAGAATCGAATCCTTCACGCTGTCCAGCATGTCGATGGCTTTCTGCATTTCCGCAGAATTGCCGAAGGCAACGGTCATCGGATTGTGAATCATCAGCATCGAAACAGGAGATACCAGCACTTTGGTACCGGCCATTGCGATGACGGATGCCGCAGACGCTGCGATGCCATCAATCTTGACGGTCACATTGCCTTTGTAGTCCATCAGCATGTTGTAAATCTGCGCTGCTGCAATGCAGTCGCCGCCGGGAGAGTTAATCCAAACGGTAATGTCACCAGTGCCGGAGTTCAGCTCGTCTTTGAAAATCTGTGGAGTGACGTCATCGTCAAACCAGCTTTCCTCGGCGATTGTTCCGTTGAGGAACAGCGTTCTCTCCGTTACCGTCTCCTGTGTCTCCTGATTGGTCACCGTCTGGGTCTTCCAGTTCCAGAACTTCTTCATCCTGTGTTTCCTCCTTTCCTGCGAAGATGCCCGCATCCTTGAGCTTGGTCATATTGCCGTTGATGAGGTATAAATCACCGCCTTCTTCGGCAGGGATACGGTCGAGATTTTCAAGTTCACGGATGTCGTTTGCACTCATCCAGCCGTTCTGCCTGCCGATGGCGTAACCGTTCATACGGCTCTGGTAATCACCACGGAGCAGACCGTCCACATTGAACTTGATAAAATAAGCAGCCTTATCGGAAGAGGAAATCAGCGCTCGAATCATCGATTGCTCCCACCTGACGAGCCAAGGCTCCAAGGTGTATTTCACAAATTCCAAAGACTGCTGCTCAATATTAGAAAAGCTCGACTTCTCCAGATCGCCGACCATGTGAGGTGGGACACGGAAAATTCGAGCAATTTCATTGATTTGGAATTTCCTCGTTTCGAGGAACTGTGCCTGTTCCGGTGAAATGGAGATAGGCGTGTATTTCATGCCTTCTTCCAGAACAGCCACTTTATTTGCGTTGCCGCTGCCGCCAAAGGTGGACTGCCAGCTTTCACGCACACGCTGTGGGTCTTTGATGGTGCCGGGATGCTCTAAGATGCCGCCCGGTGTGGCACCGTTGGCGAAGAACTTAGCGCCGTATTCCTCACAGGCGATTGCCATGCCGATGGCGTTCTTTGCCATAGCGATAGGACTGTAACCGACCAGCCCGTCAAAGCCGAGGCCCGGAATATGCAGCACGTCGGAAGGCTGCAGGATAACAGCAGTTTCCTTATTGCGGATTGCTTCGTCTTGACCACGATAGTAGGTGTAGTAGAGGTTGCCGTGTTCGTCACGGTCCACCACCATGCGATTTGGCATCAGCGGATACAGGGCCACAACTTCACCTTTGCCGTTGCGAATAATCTGCGCATAGGCGTTACCCCAGAGGAGCAGGTGCGTCATCAGCGTTTCCCTGAATACGAAAGAGGTCATTTCAGGATTCGGCTCGTCGTGAAGCAGTGCATATAGCGGATGGTCGATGGCTTTTTCCTTGCCGCCGGTATCGGTGTAACGATACAGATGCAGCGGAAGACCGGCCACGGCCTCTGCCAAGATACGCACACAGGAATAAACTGCGGTCATCTGCATGGCAGAGCGCTCGGTTACGGTTTTGCCAGAGGTGGAACTGCCAAACAGGAAACGATAGCCGCTTCCGGCAGTAGCATTGGTGGGCTTGTCTCTGGCCTTAAATATTCCAGATAAAATTCCCATAGGAAATCACGCTCCCTTCTTAAATGAAAAGTATGCCACGCTCATCATAGACGCTGGCAGAGTTATTGTTGCCACAGCGGATCGCACGGTCGAGACCCATGATGGTAGCTACGGCACCGTCGATTTTCTCTGTGGATTTTTCTTTGTCGGCTTTGATGTTTCCGGCAGGGTCAGTGCGGATGAAGATGTTGTCCATCATCCAGCGCAGGACCGGATGACCGCCGTGGGCAATTTTCTGCTCCAAGGTCAGCTTCATCAGCTCTTTGGTTGGAGGCGACATATCCTTAAAGCCCTGACCGAAAGGCACCACCGTAAAGCCCATGCCCTCCAAGTTCTGCACCATTTGCACAGCGCCCCAGCGGTCAAAGGCAATTTCTCGGATGTTATATTTTTCGCCCAGCTGCTCGATAAATTTTTCGATGTAGCCGTAGTGGACCACGTTGCCTTCGGTGGTCTGCAGGAAACCTTGTCGCTCCCAGACATCATACGGAACATGGTCACGGCGTACACGAAGTTCCAGAGTATCTTCCGGTATCCAGAAGTATGGGAGGACCACATATTTGTCATCCTCATCCAGTGGCGGGAACACCAATACAAAAGCCGTGATGTCCGTGGTGGAGGAAAGGTCCAAGCCACCGTAACATACACGGCCTCGTAGGGATTCTTCAGTTACTTTGAATGCGCAGGCATCCCATTTGTCCATTGGCATCCAGCGGACAGCCTGCTTGACCCATTGGTTAAGTCGGAGCTGCCTGAAAGCGTTCTCCTCGGCAGGGTTTTGCTGAGCCGATTCGCAAGCGGCCTGCACCTTGTCGATGCCCACCGTAATACCGAGAGAGGGATTTGCTTTCTTCCAGACCTCCGGGTCTGTCCAGTCATCGCTTTCGTCAGCACCATAGATGACCGGATAGAAGGTCGGGTCAATTTTACGGCCTTCCAGAATATCCTTTGCCTTCTGGTGCGTTTCGTAGCAGATGGAGTTGGTGTCGGTACCGGCAGTGGTGATCAGGAAATACAGAGGCTGCATTCTGGCATCGCCGGAGCCTTTGGTCATAACATCAAAGAGTTTTCTGTTCGGCTGCGTGTGCAGCTCATCAAATACCACGCCGTGGATATTGAAGCCATGCTTACTGTAGGCCTCCGCCGACAGCACCTGATAGAAGCTGTTGGTAGGCGTATAAACAATACGCTTCTGGGAAGCCAGAATTTTTACACGGCGATTTAGCGCAGGACACATACGCACCATATCAGCAGCCACGTCAAAAACGATGGTTGCCTGTTGGCGGTCAGCTGCACAGCCATAGACCTCGGCACGTTCTTCACCGTCGCCACAGGTGAGCAGAAGGGCCACCGCAGCAGCAAGCTCGGACTTGCCCATCTTCTTAGGAATTTCGACATACGCTGTCGTAAATTGTCGATAACCGTTTGGCTTGATGGTGCCGAAGATATCTCGAATAATACGTTCCTGCCAGTCAATCAGCTCAAAAGGCTTACCGGCCCATGTGCCTTTGGTGTGGCACAGGCATTCTATAAAATTAACTGCGTAATCCGCCAGAGCTTTATTATAGGTGGAGTCCGCAGCCATGAACTTTGTCGGTGTGTAGTTTTCCAGTTTTCGCAATTTGCCGCTTCCTCCTTTCAAAAGGGCATAAAAAATACAGCCCGTCGGCTGCACTACGAGAGAAAGAGCCATCCGGCTCAATCCCTGCTATATTGGGTTTTAATAATTGTTGCTGTGAAGCAGAAGCTCTACGGCAAGCTCGGTATCCGGGTCAGCGGGTTTTATGTCCCAGCCTCTATCGTAGTTGCATACGATTTTGCCGTTACGCTTGAGCATCAGTTTGCTGACCTTGCCGCCGTTGATGCCAAACTCCGATGGTCCTTCGTAGACCTTCATCCAGTAATGGAAGATGCTGTCGTAGACCTTAAGTGCGCCTTCTTTCCACATGTGCGTTTCCTCCTTACTGGCGAGTCATGCGGATCGCCGGGATTCTGGCTCTCTGGTTGGTCTGCCAGTCGGTGTAGTTTGCGTTCACCTCGGTGATGCCTGCCATCTTGAAGCCGTGCTTGTCAAAGGCTGCAAGAGTAGGAATGAGGCTGGAGAAGGTGCTGCTGATGGTAAATTCGGTGATGCCGTTTTCCATCATGCACTCAGCGATGGCGTCGATGTCCTCGTCCCAGATGACCTCGTTGAAATCAATCAGGTCGTTTTCTGCGTCGATGCTCTTGCGGTAGGCCCAGAACATGGTGCCGTTGATTCCGTAATCCTTCAGGCTTCCGGCCTGCTCTGCGATGGCTCTTTCAAAAAGTTCAATTTTCTTCATGGTGTTGTTCCTCCGTTAAATGTGTTTTCCCTTTCGGTAGTACACATATTCGCTCTAAAAGCACATAATAGCAAGTCATTTCTGCGATATAAATCGTGGAATACTGCACGATGTTTGCCGGTGTTTTTTGTGTATATTATGGCTTGCTGAGTACGGCTATTAGGAGTTTCATTCCAAGTCGAAATCCGTTCTTAAAACTCTCGCTGGAGAGAAGCATTTCCATGTCGGCACGGATGGAGATGTACTG